GTGCGCGAGCCGTTCGTGAGCGGCGATCCGATGTAGCTCTCGATGCGCTCGCTAACGGCGTCGATGATGAGATCGAGGATGCCGTCGCGGGTCGCTTCCGTGTCCGTCAGACCAAGCAGCGCCTTCACGCGCGCGAGCGTCGTACAGTCGATGCGCGTCAGAGAGTCGAAGAGGCGGGGCACTCACTTCTCCAGGTACGGGCCACGAACGATCGTCTTCGGAACCAGCGTCCACACACCACCGACCATGCGCCAAACGCAGTCGGACGTAGCGACGAGGTTGCAGACGGGCAGAGCGGGGGAAGAAGGAACCCCGCCCTGCCCTTGTTGGGCGCTTCCGCTGCTCGCATCGGACTCGCCCATCGCGGTCACGCCACGTTGAACGCGACAGCCTGATGCGACTCAGAGCCCGCAGCGGCGCTGTTCGACTTGGTGGCGTTGAAGAAGGCCGTGTCCGTCGCGTTCGCGAGGATGACGTGAGCCTGGATGTTGCTCGTGACGCCACCCGTCGCGGAGTTGTGGACGACCTTGATGTAGCGGTTCTTGCCGTGCAGGCGCACGACGCCCCACTTGACGATGTTGTCGTCAGCGTTCACGATGGTCGTGGACGCGCCCGTGATCGCGGCATACGTGCCACCCGAGGTGGCGCAGTCGTACAGCTTGATCGTGGTCGTGTCCGCGCCAACGGTGCCGGTGCCGATGAGGACGAGCGCGTACGCGTATCCCATCGTGTCGATGGCACCGCTGAGCGTGTCGGTCGCAGCCGTGCCGGTGGTGAGGATCGCGATCCCGAAGTTGAATCGGGCCGTTTCGATCGGAGAGACTTGCTTCATTGGATTGTGACCTCAGCTCGTGGCCCACGCGGTCGTGGTGTCGAGCGCCGTGTTGCGGACGAAGGCGTTCGGCTGGAACCAACCGAAGTCGTGAGCGCCAACGGCTCGCACCGTCACGCGCAGCTTGCGGAAGTTCGTCTCGGTCGAGTCCGAAGACGCGAACGCGAGCGTACCCCAGTTGAACTCGGCACCCTGGTTCCAGTCTCCGTAGTAGAAGACTTCCGTGCCCGTGGTCGCGCCCGTGTTGAGCTGCGTCGTCTCCTTCAGCATGTAGTTGGCGAGCTGATTCAGGCGCACGTTCAGGGTTGCGAGCGTGGTCTGGTTGACGTTCCAGAGCAGCGAGCGGCCCGTCGTGTCGAACGAACCCGACAGGTAGCTCACCGCGAAGGAGCCCATCGCCCAGCCGAGCTTGGCACCCGGCAGCATCGCGTTCGCTTCAGGGATCTTGGCGACGCACGCGGCGATCTTCGGAATGAGTTCCGCCGCCGTGTTGACGCCAGACCACGAGAGCGTCTGCGTGCCCGCGTTCAGGAGTCCGATCGGCTTGCTGTTGGCACCCGTGCCGTTGAAGCCGTTCAGATCCTTGAGCAGGCCGATCTTGTACGCCATGCGCGAGCGAACCCAGGGCTCGATCGCCATCGCGGGCTGATTCAGCATGCCGAACGTGAGCGGGACGAACGCCGCGTAGACGTGCGGCTTCAGCTCCATGCGCCCGAAGGTCGAGGTGCTCTCGGAGCCGGTTTCTTCCGCTTCCGAGTCGAGGTACGACGCCGTGATTCCGCCGAGGTCGCGGTTCCACGCCACGTTGCCCGTGAGACCCGAGTACGTGCGCAGGCCGAGCTGCGCCAGGATCGAGTTCGCTTCGAGTTCGGGGATGATGTCGTTGTAGACCTCGGTCGGGATGAGGAACGCACCACCAGCGCCGCTCGCGGCGTTGATCGCGGTCTTCATCTCCACCGGCAGGCCGTCGAACCGCTTCTGCATCTGGTTGCAGACTTCGATTTCGTAGCCGACCTCGGGGTCCGACTCCTTGCGAACGCCGCCCATGATCTGAGCGAGGCGCGTGTACGAGAACTTGTTCTTCTCGCCGGTCTTCGTGACCTCGACGCCGGGGAGGTGCAGCCGCTCAGCCTTTTGAAGCTGCTCGGACAACGCCGCCTGCGCGGTTTCGATGGTCTTGATCTTGGCTTCGAGCGCGGCCTTTTCAGCCGCACTGGCCTTGTTCATTTCGTTGATGAGCGAGGTGATCTTCTCACCCAGCCCGTCGAGTTGCGCCTTCAGCGCGACTTCCGTGTTCGTATCCATGAGACTCCTTGCCTCACGAGTTCTTCTTGGCGATGGCAGCGGTCACGGACGCAACAAGCTGATCCGCAGCGGCCTTCACCGAATCCACCGCAGGGGTCGCCTGCGCAGGACTCTTCTCCGTCGTCACATGCTTCCCACGGGCTTCGGACGGCGCGGCTTCGGGAGCCTTGGCTCCACCGGCATTGTCACCCATGACAGCAATTCGCTTGGTCAGGTCAGAGATCGCCGAGACGAGGCGCGCGTTGGTCTCCATGACCTTCGCGCAAGCCTCAGCCAGCGACTTGTCGGCCTCGACCGTGATCTTGATCTCCATCGGGCGCGCTTCGATCGTCGCAGCGATCGGCTCGACAGGCGACTTCAGCGACCGGCCCATGTCCACGAACGACCGCGTGATCTCCTTGAGACGCGCCTGAAGGTCGCGCTCGGTCAGCGGGAACGTCTTCTCGAACTCGCGGCGCACGCGGTCTTCGATGGAGCCCGCATCGACCATCGTCTTCAGCTCAGCTCGCAGCGCGTTCTCGTTCGCAGGCATCGAGACGTTGCTGATCTCGTAGAGCTGCTGCTTGAGCGACTTGATGCCGTAAACACCAAGGCCCATCTCCTGACGCTGCTTGTCTGTCAACTGCGCGATCTCCAGGACGCGGAAACCCGCGCTCGTGGCATTCACGAAGCCGCGCTTCGCAAGCTGGAAGATCGTGTCGGCGAACTCGAAGGCATCCTTCGGGGCATACTCAACATCGACGAGCGCGCGCGGCGTCTGCGCATGCGGCTCCATCGCGATCTTGATGGCCTTGCCGATCGGGGGCGTGCTTCGACCATCATGGCCCCAGAGGAAGACCGGGTTCGAGACGAAGCGCGTGAGATCCCACCCTGCGAGCGTGATGATGTCGCCGTCCGAGTCCACGCTCTCGTCGGTCCACACGTAGCGCAGGACGCGCGAGTCCTCGCTCACGAGAGACGCAGGCGACGACTTCACGGACACCTGCGCGATGTCAGAACTCGCCTTGATGGCCCGCACTTCTTCGGGCGAAACGCCTTCGAGATCGCGCGGCGTAGCCTGACGGGTAGCGATGAGATGAATGAGACGATCGTTCATTGGTTGGGCTCCGCCAGGGTTGTGCAACGACACTCAGCTACCTGCTCGACGCTTGCCTGCGGGTCTCCCGGCCAGCGAAGGTTGTATCCGAAAACGTCTCCGATACGCACAGTCTTGCCGTTCAGCTCTTGGTGAGAGTGCCGTACGCGCTCATCTCCAGCCGTGAGCCAAGTGTGTGTTTCGATTCCTAGTTCACGCCACTGCATCGCAGACGCAGCGTTCGCCATCGCGTTTGCTTCGGTCTGCGCAATCAGGTCAGCGCGTGCATCGAGGTTGTCGATCATCACCTCGACTTGATCTTCGAGTTCGCGCAGCGTCAGGCGAATGGCGTCCTGGAGGCGAACGGCATCATCCGGCGCGCTCGCAAGCACCTTGATGATGGTCCTGCGCACCTGAATGGCGAGCGTGCTCATCGTGCCCTCAGAGAGTTGCACGAGGTGGTCGTTCAAGAACTGGAGCGCGACTGGATCGCTGCTCGACATGAAGAGGCCGTCCGAGGCGATCTTGATGAAGGCCGCCTTCGCAGCCGCGTCCCAAGCCGCGTGCATCGGCTTTTCGAGGGCGTCGCGCATCTCCTTGCGCCAGTTATCCTCGTTCATCTGGAGCAAGTCCTCGACCTCTTGCTCGGTGAGGATGATCTTCTGCACGTCGCTGTTGGCTTCGAGCTGAGATCCTGCGACCGACCGGAGCTTCGCGCGCGAGGCGAGGAGGTAGTCGCGCATGACGCGCTTCGCCCGCTTGGCGATCTTGGGCGCGTGCTCGTCGATCAACGCGGCATGCTCAGCGAGGCGGCGCGTATTCGCCTCGGTCGCCGTGGTGGGCTCGCCGTCAACGACCTCGATGGCGCGGATGATGTCGGCGGGAGACACGTCCTTTGCGGCAGGAGCGGGTGCATCCGGAACCTGCTGCGCACCGGCCGCGCGCGCCGCGAGAAGCTGCGCGTCGTACATCGCCTTCTCTTCGGGCAGCGGAGCCATGCTGGCCGGGACGAACATCCGATCGCCCATCGTGGTCGGAGGGATCTGCCAGCCAGCAAGCCGCGCCGCTTCGTCGAACGAGCGCCCGCACTGCTGGAACAGCTTCATCGTGCGGTCGATCTTCGAGTCGATCGTCTCGCGCAGGCTGGCGACGTTGCTCGTGTCGAACGCCGCGTAGAGTCCGCTTTCCTGCGGCTCGAACTTCGCGAGCACCTTGCTGTTGAACTCGTCTGCCTGGAACTCCAAGTACGGGCAGACTGTCACCTCCCAGAACACACGGAAGGCTTCACGCGCAGAGGCGTAGTTCAGGCCCTCGGTGAGCCCGAGGATCGGGCGCGTCACGCCGAACACGGACATGATCGTCTCGCGGTTCCACGACCGGAGGTCTTTGAACTCCATGTCGGCGGGCGAGAAGCCGAACTGCTTGTACTCCATCCCGAACGGGATGACGGCTGTCTTGCGGTGCTCCTCGGTCCTGCCCTGCCCCTCGTTCCACGAGTTGCGGATGACCGAGAGTTGCTGCTCCGTGAGCGGCTGCGTCGAGGAAAGCACGCCTCCAGGCGACCCACCGTTCTTCAGGAGCGCGTCGTCGTAGCGGTCGCAGGTGAAGTCCTTGGTCGCCGTGCGGAACGCAGCCTGCATCGGTCCAACGCCGCGCATGGGGTTGTACGGATCGACCTCGGCGAACTGGGCTACGGCGTGGTCGGGGTAGTCCACCGCCTGTGAACCGACCGAGAGCCTCCACGCAACCGGCAGCTTCGTGTTCTCGTCGATGACGGGTTCCACGAGGTCGCCGCGCACCGGCCAGATTTCGTCGGGAATCTCGCCGAGGTTGACGGGGCGAACCAGCATGCGCCCACGCGCGCTCACGCGCTTGAGCATGATCCAGAACGTCTCGCCGTACAGGCAGTGGTAGACCGCCTGCGTCCTCCAGAGCTTCTTCTGCGAGAGCAGAGGGTTCGGGCGCTCTAGAAGCGAGAACAGCTTGTGGTTGCGAACCACCGTGTCCTGCGCGTTGTCGTTGGAGTCGCGACGGTACAGGCGCAGCGGAACCGTGGACGCAGCGCGCGCAATCGCCATCACGCACGCATACACGAACGAGTTCTGGAGGAACGGCTTGGTGAGCGTCGCTTCACCCGAGAGGCGCAGCATCGCTCGGTAGGACGGCCCTCCGCCTCCGGTTTCAAGGTCGAAAGCCTTGAGTTCGAGAGCGTCTCCCACCGCGTCGGACTTGCCGAACGGCGTCGTGATTGCGAGGTCCGACCTCGCCCCCTGCGGGGGCACTCTTCCGGCCATTGGCCGCAAACAAACAGGCACGGACCCCCAAAGTCAAGGGGGTATCCGTGCCGAGCACACTACAGGCTGTGCCTACCTACTGCTCGATCTCGTGCTCCCACTCCACCCGCTCGGCTCCATCGTCCGATAGCAGGTAGACGGCAAACAAGCCGGTTTTCGGGTCTCTCATGCGGCTGGCGGCTGTCCACCAGACGCCATCTAGGAGCACGGTCTCACCGACTCGGATGCGGTCAGAAAGGGATGTCTCCATCCACCGGGTATCCATCCGTTTCCTGCTTCTGCTCCAAGCGTTGCTGTGCCGCATCGCGCTTTTCCTTGAACTGCTTGCCTCGGTTCATGCGGTCAGCCTCGTGCGAAACGATCTCGAACTCCAGAACGTCGAGAACTGTCTTGCTCCGCTTCTCACCCGTGGCCTTGTCTTCCCAGCGATCGACCTTCATGCGACCGCGCACAACCAGGGCATCTCCAGCGATCACGACTCCGACGAACTTCTTTCCGAGGTCGCCCCAGAACTCGCAGTCCCAGCCGTGATACTCGGCCTCCCATTGCCCTGTGTCGCGGTTCTTCTTGTTCTTTCGGTAGTTGATGTAGGCGCGAGCGACGTAGTGCCCGGACGGAAGCTCGCGAACCTGTGGCGCACCCTTGATGACGCCGAACATCTCGAACTCGGCGTACTGCTTGCGACCATCCGGACCCCAGCGGTCAGACGGCACGTTCTGATTTGCGTTGCTTCCCTGTTCCACTCTTCACTCCGTTGATTACAGCCAGAACAACCAATAGCGCGAGGACACCCCCAGCGCCGTAGAGCCATTCCGGGGCATTCACGGCCCGGAGCAGCAGGAACCACACCGCAGCGTCTCGGACGACGCGGTACGTGACGGACAGGACGACCGCTCCAAGCTCGACGTTCACCCGTCCACGCCTGTCAACCCGCGTCATCGGGCTGCTCTCCGAAGCGGACCATGAAGGAGTCGAGGGCGTCGTCGGCCTCCTTTGTTGCGTGCATGCGGCTCTTGCCGCGCTCCAGCGCACAGACGTACACCTTGATCCAGAGCGCCCGAGCATCTTGGTCGATGCGGTCTTGAGTCGTTACCGTGTAGAAGCTGTTCATGCGTTCTCCGTATGTAGGGTGCCGCGCGTGTTTCATGCGGGAAAAACGTGGAACCCTGTCGCAGGATCTCCCTGCGCACCATGCGCGCGGCGTGTGTTGTCAGCCGAGATTGTTCGACTGGCGAACGCTGTTTCTGTTGGTTGCGGCCCTGCGCTCTCCTCTCGGCCATCGAAGTCGGTGAGGCGCTTCATCCGATGTAACCATCCCCGTGGAACTGCCAGTCGTGCTTGGCAGACGTCGCACACGTTCCCCTTGCCGCACTTGCGGCACGAGCACGTCACGGCGTCGTCGGTGCAATTGCCGGAGGACTTGATGTGCTTCAGCACGGCCTCGCCTCCTGCGCGGGCGGAATCGTTCCGAACGATGCAGCCTCGTCAAGCGAGACGCGGAACCCCGCCGCGTTGCGATGCCCACCGCCGCCGTAGAGCTTCGCGATCTCGGAGACGTCGAGGCCCTCGTCACGCGACCGCAGCGAGAACACGCGGCCCGCAGGCGTGTCCCAGTAGCACGCGGCGAACGGCTGTCCCTCGGCCATCAGATGCCCCGCGTCGGACGTGAGCGTGTAGGGAAGGTTCGCGACCGGGACAATGTGCCCGCCGATAAGCATCGAGCGACGCGTCACGCCGACGAGCTCGGCGATGTCCTTGTGGTGCTTGCGCTCGATCGCAACGCCGTCGTCTCGAAGTCGCTCGACCGGCAGCGACATGAGCAGGTCCCACGTCGCGAAGTCGTACGGGTACGAGAACAGCGCCGCCTGGATCTCTCGCGTTCCCGGCAGCGCGAAGCGCCACAGGTCGCGGTCCTCGACGTGGTTGAGCAGCGGCGGGCGCGTCTCGCCGGGGTGGAAGAAGTCCCATGCGATGCCCGCGCCGCTCTTCTGCATCGCGAACACGGCGTAGATCGCGCCGAAGATCCCCTCGTACGAGTCCTGCGCCGCGTTCATCAGGTGGTGGTCCCACCCGCGCGGTTCGAGCAATCCGCCGTATTTGCTCTTCACGCAGATCGGCGTAAGATCCTCGATGGCGCTCTTGTGGTGATCGAGCACGAGCACGGACGAGGCGCGCTTCGCGATCTCCTCCATGACCGCGCGCTTGTAGGAGAAGTCCACAAGCACGACGTCGCGGCCCTTCACGTCGGGCGGCGGGTCGTTGTAGATGCCCGCGTGGAACTCGACCGTTTCGCCAAGCGCCTTGCGGACAGCCCACGCAGCCGTGAATCCATCCGCGCAGTTGCCGTGGTAGA